CAACTTTTACTTCTGATGATATTGGCGACTTCTTCGGTTACGTCTACTGTATTACAAATATCGAATCGGGAAAAAAATATATCGGAAGAAAATATTTTACCCAGCGTAGAAAGCCTAGAGGTGGGAAACGCAGAGTTACGAGTGAGAGTGACTGGAAAAAGTACTACGGAAGTTCTGAAGAACTTAAATCCGATGTTAAACGATTGGGCAAAGAGAACTTTAGAAGAGAAATCATATCCCTCCACACCACCCTTGGTAAAGTAAACTATGAAGAGACCAGACAATTGTTTCTTCATGATGTACTGACAGAAGCACTTGCCGATGGCACGCCTTCATATTATAATTCCAACATACTTGGACGGTATATGAAGAAAGATTATTACCCCCATTGATATATAAGATGAGAATTATGGATGATTCATTCAAGACTATGAAGCTTTTTCTAGACACCGCTGATACTAAGTTACTTCATGATGGATACCTAACTGGATTGATTGATGGTGTAACTACTAATCCAACTCTGATTATGAAGAGTGGTAGAGATCCAGAGGATGTCTATGTTGAGTTAAGAAACATAGGTTATAATGATATTAGTATGGAGGTCATGGGAGATGGCCCTGAGATGGTTGTAGAAGGTAGAAGACTTGCTAAAATATTTGGCAAGTGTGCAACTATTAAAGTACCTTGTACTCCAGATGGATTGTTTGCATGTAGACAGTTATCAAGAGAATTGATTAGAGTAAATGTAACTCTTATATTCTCAGCATCACAGGCAATACTTGCATCAAAGGCAGGTGCATCATATGTGTCACCCTTTGTTGGTAGAGTGGATGACAATTCATTTGGTGGATTATGTTTGATAAAAGAAATTGCTAGTATTTTCACCAAACAACAGGTACATCGTACTGAAATATTAGCTGCATCTATTAGAGGTGTGAGACAAGTTGGTAGGGCATTTGAGTATGGAGCTCATATTTGTACTATTCCACCATCTATATTTGATAAGATGTATGATCATATTTTAACAGAAAAAGGAATGCAATTATTTGAAGAGGACTGGGCCAATGTTTGTAGTACGGTGTAAAAGCTGCGGTAAAGAATTAAATAGTAATGATGGTAGATCACAATGTTGTGGTTGTCCTAATATGACATCTATTATTGATGACAAAATAACAGCAGTTGATTTGTCACAAACTGTAATAGTAAAGATGCGTGTTGATGGTAAGGATACTCAACGAGGTTTGAGTACTTCTGACATTCAATGGCAGGAGTCTAGAAGAAAACGCAAAGTACGTAGGATGGATTTTGAAGAAAGGTGAAGGAACTCTAAAGAGAGTATAAAGAACATACATAATAGAATAATATTATGTTAGAATACCAACACATCTCCACCAAAAACCATGATTAATTTAGACGAACGATACCATGACTATCTAAATGGTAGTAAGAAATTAAGGATAGATGGTGTTGATGAACGTCTTAGTGCCTATGGTTGGCATTGTGATGGTAATGATATAAAAGGATATTATCTTACGACAGAGAATTATAAGTTATTCTATAATATGAATGAACAATTTATTAAAATGGAGGCTCTTAGAGAACCAGTAGTAAGTTGATAATCTAAATAACATGGATTTAATTAACCATAATGGAAAAAGAATTTATTGAAAATGAAGAGGTAAAGGAAAGTAAAGAACCAGAACCCGAACCATTGCCAGATGATTATTGGTTACTGTATAATGATTTCGATAATTAATTCGCACATAGGTGTGCTAGAAAAATGTCATTACTTTCTAAGTTCAAGAAGAACGTAGATGTATTAACTCAGGCTGTGGATGGTACTGTTGCATTAGATTATAAAAATCCAAAATTATATAAAAAAATTTTAAGATACTATAGAGATCAAGATGTTGAATTTTTTGAAGATCCATATGATACATATGACCTAGTTGTTGATTTAATAAAAGAAGATTTAGAAAAGGAAAGAAATTTATCTGATATATAAATTAGTTAAATTAAAATTATGGCTTATAAAAGTACAGGCAAAGCAGGAAAGTCTGCAAGTGGTGCTTCAATGTCTAAGTATGATGTTGAAGTTGAATCAAGATTGCAGAAGTTGGAAGCACAGGCACATCCAACACCAACAGGTGCTACTCAAAAGAGTAATGATGATAGACTTACTGCTCTTGAAAATGCAGTAGCTGCACTTCAAGCAGATTCACATCCAGATAGAGGTACTACTGTTGTTGATTTAATACCCACTGGTGAAGGTATGACACCAGAGTGTCAAGAGATGTATCAATGGTATAATAGAGTTAAACGTCTTATCTGATTTAAGGGGGTGGTAATTCCACCCCTTTCGTGTTATAATAAATATATTGAAATCTGATTTGATATCCTATGAGTAATTATCCTGAAAAAAAGGCACTAGTTCTTGGTGCTGGTGGTTTCATCGGAAGCCATATGGTCAAGAGACTTAAGGATGAAGGTTACTGGGTACGTGGTGTTGATTTAAAACATCCTGAGTTTAGTCGTCATCAAGCTGATGAGTTTGTTATTGGTGATCTAAGAGATAAGAGTTTTGTTAATAGAGTAGTAGAATGGAAAGGATGGCAAGGTAACTTTTTTAATTCTATTCCATATAAGATGATAGAATCTTTTGATGAGATCTATCAGTTTGCTGCTGACATGGGTGGAGCTGGATATATTTTTACTGGAGAGAATGATGCTGATATTATGCACAACTCTGCAACTATTAATTTAAATCTATTAGATGCAATAGTTAAAGCACAAAGAGAGAATAGAAGTACTCCTAAAGTATTCTATTCATCTTCTGCTTGTGCATATCCATCACACATTCAAGAGGATGTTGACAATCCTGGCTTGAAAGAAGATGATGCTTACCCTGCGAACCCCGACTCAGACTATGGATGGGAAAAATTATTCTCCGAAAGATTGTACTTGGCTTACAGTCGTAATCATGACATTCCTGTTCGTGTTGCCCGTTATCACAATATCTATGGGCCAGAAGGAACATGGGATGGTGGAAAGGAAAAGGCACCTGCAGCTATGTGTAGAAAGGTTGCGTCCGTCGCATCTGGTGAAACAGTTGACTGCTGGGGTGATGGTGAACAAACTAGATCGTTCTTGTACATAGATGATTGTTTAGAAGCGACACGTAGGTTAATGGATTCTAGTTGTGAAGAAGTAATTAATATTGGTTCAGAAGAGATGGTTACTATTAATGAACTTATTCATACTGCTGCAAAGGTTGCTGATAAGGAAATAAAAATTAATCATATTGATGGGCCTTTAGGAGTACGTGGACGCAATTCACAGAACGATATGATCAGAGAGAAACTTAAGTGGGACTATCAATATAGTTTAGAGGAAGGTATGTCACTTACATATAATTGGATATCGGATCAAGTTTATCAAACTCAACTTGATGAAAAACAAATGTTACATGAACAGGTTCTTGAGGTTGTTTAATGATTGGTTATAATATGTTAGGGCAAATGGGACAGTTGGGAAACCAAATGTTTCAAGTTGCTTCTCTGAGAGGGATTGCTGCCAATAATGAATATAATTATTGTTTTCCAATTCATCAAAATGTATTCACAGATTCTTTAGGTAATAAGTTACGTATTGATATTCAGAATGCATTTACATTACAAGGAGTTGATCCATTAAATATACAATTTATAGATCAGAGTAGACCAGTTGTAGATCAGGGTACATTTCATTTCAATGAAGAACTCTTTAACGACTGTCCAGATTGGGTAAGTCTTCAGGGGTATTTTCAATCCGAAAAATATTTTCTAAACATAGAAAGTACTATTCGTGATATGTTTACCTTTAGACCAGAGATATTAAATCCTTGTAAGGAAATGATTGGTACTGTTGAGAATCCTGTATCTCTTCACATTAGAAGAGGGGATTACTTGACAAATCATGCAAATCATAATAACCTAGGCCTTGATTACTATGCAAAAGGGTTAGATCATTTCGAGGGTCGTAATGTTGTAATATTCAGTGATGATCCTGATTGGTGTAAACAACAGGAACTATTCAAGGATGATAATAGATTCCTTGTATCTGAAGGTAATAGTCATTACACTGATATGTGTTTGATGTCTTTGTGTAAGAGTCACATCATTGCAAACTCATCATTCTCATGGTGGGGTGCATGGTTATCAAATAGTAGAGATGTTATTGCCCCAACTAAATGGTTTGGGCCTAATAATGCACATCTTGATACTAAAGATTTACATTGTGAAGGTTGGACGTTAATCTGATGAAAGTTGCTGTTGTTTTTATTGGGACTGATAAGTATCTAAACTTTCTTCCCACTTGGTATGAGAGGTGTGAAGAATTTTTTCTACCTGATGTGGAGAAAAAGTATTTAATTTTTACAGATGGTGATGTGCCAGAATCACCAGATAATTCTATTGTATATCATCAAGAACATCTTGATTGGCCTTACATAACATTATATCGATTTAAGATATTGGAAAAGGTGCAGAAGGATATAACGGATTGTGATTGGTTGGTATTTATTGATGCTGATATGGCAGTTGTTGATAGTGTTGATCCAGAAGATTTGTTTGATGAAGATAAACCATACATTGGTGTTCATCATCCATGTCATTTCTTACAGTTTCCTCCACACAATCAGCCGCCTGGAGCATTTGAAACTAATCCATTATCACGGGCCTGTATATCTGAGGACTATGATTACTCTGTATATTGGCAAGGATGTTTATGGGGTGGTAGAGTACCAGAGGTATTTGATTTAATTAAGGAACTTAATAAACGTACTACAGAAGATGAAAAGAATAATGTCATTGCTGTATGGCATGATGAGAGTCATCTAAATTGTTTCTACTCTGAGAATAAAGATAAGGTTCATA